TTCTGCTCTTTAAAGTATGCTCTTAAATACAAGTCGAACCAGTACTGCTTGTCCTCTCTCTTGCACTTAAAATACTTTTCTTTTAAATAGTCTGAAACTGTTTTCATCGTACTGCATACTTACCATAGTTTGGTCTTGCTAACTTATCATACAACCCATAACGAACAGCATCGATTGTGTGATTGAACATATCGACTGGAGTGTTCAGCACTATACCGTTTTTATCCTCTGCCCATTTATAATTCTTAAACTCTTTTATCATATTCAAACTATCTCGTGTAATGTTTAATCTGTATCGTTTCATCATATCTATTCCAATGTTAATACTTCCTTGACCTTTAGTTGCTGGTTTAATATTCCATCCCATACGATACAATTCTTCTATTGACTTTGGCTCTGCACTATCTGCATATATTTCTTTACGCTCTACACCCAGCATTTTCAAATGTGTATCAATATCTCTGTTGGTCAAACCAGTCTTGAATAAGAACTCTTTAAGATAAATGTCGTCTCCTTGTTTCCATATTCCAACTAATGTGGTCGGATCATTGGTAAACCCGAAATCCATTCCGTATGAAAGGAATGTTGCAGTATCTGGTATGTCAGCACAATCTTGTATTCTAAAGATAATTGACTTACTTGCTCCTACTTCTCCGAGTCCATATACTCTCCAATAATTATCGTCAATGTCTTTCAGTCTTTCTATCTCTGCTATAATATCTTCTGATAAGAATTTATTATTCTTGTAGGTAGTGATAAAGAAATCTGCGTCCTCTCTTGGCTTTATTTTATCGTATATGAAGTGGAACTCATCTGAAGGATTATAGTCCAAAATAATACGCCCAGTAGTCCTAAAAATTAACTGTTGCCAATCCTCAAATGTAATCTCATTTGCTTCATTGATGTAAAGTAAATCTCTTTTTCTACCTCTAATCTTTGTTGGTTTGTCCAACGATATAAATTCTATTGTGTTTCCCTTGAACTTAAACTCACTTGAAGATTTGTTATGTAAACTTTCATCGTACAACTCGTTCTCTTTCAGTATCTCAAAGAAATCTCTCATAGCAGTTGCACGTAATGCTGGATATGTCTTTCTGCAAATGGTAATAATCTTACCTTTGTTTTTTGCACAATAGTTAAATATAATCCACATCAGAATATTGTAAGTCTTACCACTCCGAGTACCTCCTTGCTCTATGATAATTCTCTTATCTGAATTGGATAAGTGCTTCCAGACTATATTTGTTTTTATATCTTTCATTTTGCATAAGGTGTTGGTATCAATCCTATGTAATCATTTTTCAATAATTCATAATAATAAATCGGAATACCTTTGTATTCTTTTAGTCCGTTATTCCATAATTTAGAACAACAGAATGCATATCCATCTAAACTATATTTAGCACCTTGATATAATAATATTCTATCTAATTGCTCTATAAATTCTTTATCTGTTTTCATTCAATAACCTCTACTCGGAATGAATTATTATCCTCTCCGTTATCCATTTCAACTCTCTCAATATATCCTCGTTTCTTTCCTTTAGTCTTTAAAAAGAATATAGTAGCAGATGTATTTCCTTCTGCTATCTGCTTGTGTAACTGGCTCTCTGCAAAATCCAATGTCATATTGTCTATGTCCATACATTGTTTTTTATAATCAGCATCTTCTTCCATCCAACGGTAATGTGTCCAACGTGCTATGCCTACCATTTTACAAGCAGATGAAACTATACCTAAAGTTTTTTCTAATGCTTCTACCATTCCCTTTTTTAATATGTCACTATTTGCCATCTATAATATTTTTAATTAGTTCTAATGCTTCTATTGAATTTATTACATTTCTGTCTGCTATGATATTACTTACTCGTGTCTGCATCGATTTTAAATGTCTATCTGATTGACTGCTGTTTCTTTTCAATCGGCCTACTACTCCATCGTCTGTAATCTTTATCACTATCGGATTTGCTTTACCGATAAACTTTCCGTTAGTAAATCTATCCCCCTCTGCTACGATAATATTTTCTTTAGTATGTTCTATGAAAGCATCGACATCGGTCATTACAGACATCGATAACTTATCAGAACCTTGATACATCGAGCCATCGTATTTACCCAGCACAATAATTTTATTATCTGTATGGTAATATATCTTACCTATTTTTTTTCTATACGATAAAACGTAGTATTGGATTAACTGTTCCATTACCCACGTCTTACCAGTTCCACACATTCCTATCAGTAGTATTATCATTGTCTGTTTTTTACATAATCATTATAATCGTTATCAAAGCATTCCCAATCCTTGTTCATCATTATAACCTCTCCAGTTAATCTGTAATGATTTTGTTTTGTCTTATGAACTCCGAAGTCTGCCTTGTTATCCTCTAATCTTAATTCTTTAGGTAGATACTTTTTTCTTGCTTCCCAGAATATTGGTAATTTTGTTCTCCACTTACTCTCTGCATATTTTATTCTCTCGTAAAACATATCGTTGTAAACATTCGGGTATCTTCTATTTGGTCTGTGCCAACTCTTATAACAACATAAGGTTGTCTCTAAAGTAAAGTATGATAAATCCTCGTGTGGAAATCTTTGTCTTGCCTCCTCTAAAAGTATTCTTCCCTCTTCTTTTAACCAATCTAATTGCTCTTTAGAATATGTGTAGTCAGTCTTATACCAATCCATATCGTCTCTCCCCAGCACTTTGCATAATCCGTTACGATGTGATTTAGAACCCCCAATGTCATCAAGGAATAAACTATCGCAATCAATATTCAAACCAGTAATTTTAAGGAACTCAAGGTAACTGAATGTTGCTAATCTACCAAAGGTATGAAAGTTGTTTATAACTGTATTCCAAAGTGAATTGAAGTTTGTAAACTTATGCTCTGGCTCCTCTCTCATCGTAAAAAATACTTCTTGTGTCCTTCCGTTTAAAACGTGTATGTAATTCTCAATGCAAGTTTCAAATACATTCTTTACATATCTTCTGTCTGTATCCCAACCCAGCTTGTCATAATTTGTTCTGAACCACTTGCTGAACTTTGGCATATCTATTTCTTTCAAGTTTGGTATCTGCTCGAAAATAAGATATGTGGTAATTACATTTTGAGTACATCCATTTATGTATGCGAACCATAGTTTCTGTTCTCTTGACATCTGTAACTTTTCAAAGATAAAAGGGAATGCATAATATACAGCACCAGCGTGTCCTTTGTTTTTCAAATGGAACTCATAAAACCTTAAAAATACTTCTCGTCTGTATTTAGGTTGTCTGAAATCTAATCCGTATTTTAATTCTGTCTCCTCTGTTTCGTTGTTTATGTCGCAATATCTTCCAATCATAATGTGCTTTCTTATCTATCCTTACGATAGGATTTTTAACGCTCTCTGAATTTATAACAAAATACCTATCAGCAAATAAAAGTTCTTTAAAATGCTTTATTTTACCTCTCGTGGCTATGTCGGAATAAAGGTAGGTTCGTTACCTACTACCCAAAATAATGTCTTTTCATTCATATACTTTTCAAACTGCTCTGGCTTTGACTTCATATAATTAAAAACTTTTCCTTCGTATCTCGGATGTAATTCTATTCCACTATATGAAAATGGCATCCAACATTCGTATGTGCAGAAACCACTTCCGTTTAAGTTGTGATGCAAAACCTCTATACCGTTTTCGTTTCTCTCTTTAAAAAATGTATAGTCAAATGTTTTATTCAAATCAACACCCAGCACGTTGCTGATTATTTTTAATCTACGTGGTATGTAATCTAAATGGTAACTTCCGTTGTTTCCAATTCCCATAAGTAGAATACGTTTTAAAGACTTTGGTTTCTTTAAAGCAATACCATATAGAATTGATGTAACTGAATTACAACTTCCACAAGGTATGATTAAAGTTTCTATGTGGTCTGGAATATTATTTACTTGATAACTTCCGACCTTGTGAAATGCTTCTACTCTCTCTGGACTATTTATTCTCTCATCAACTGTGATGTTTGTCTCTAATACCTCGTGGTTAGGTAATAACTTTGCTAACTTGAATGATTTGCTCTGCAATGCTTTTGCATAACCGATATTGGTAACGTGGAATTGTGCTCCCATTTGTTCTGCTAACTGCATATTTTTATGCGTCTTATAATTCTTTGAACCCGTAACTATCAGACATCCAATGTTATAGTGTTTACAGATTGAAGATATGAAAGGATGTTGTGGCGAACCTATTACGCTTCCACTCACAACTCCTCTGATATTTTTTGTTCTTACCCATTCGTGTACGAGCCATATACATTGTCTTAACTTGCTTCCGTTTATAGAACCAAATCCCATTGGAGCAAATTTATCTTCTCTCTTAAAATATATGGCTCCTATTTTTTCTACTGGAGTAAGATCATATAAATGCTCTTCCCATCTACTTTTGCTTCTATCTATGGAATTATACATTTTCATTTAGAAATGCTTTTAAAGGATAAAAGACTAATGTGTTTCTGTATCCATCGTCTGACAAAGGAATAATTGGTGTTACTGCGTGAATGTTTCGCCACGCTGGATAAACCAGCATACTGTTGTCGCAACTGTCAACTGTTGCTCCGTAGTCTGGAACCGTTGTGCATCCTCCTTTACTATTTTGTCTCTTACAAATTATCACATTGCAACATCCTTTTATGTTTGCATTGTCAATATGAAACCCAGCAGAAATATTGTAATTAGAAATTGAACTTGTAAATAACTTTCCGAACTTCCATTTGTCTTTTACGTTACTCATTCTTTCTATCTGCTCCTCATAAATTTTAGGTGCTATCTCTTGAATTAGTTTAGCACTTTCCTCTGATGCAAGTAGCATTGCTTTTATGAATGTCTTTGCACTCTCGTGATAGTGAACGGAACTGATACTTGCGTAGTCTCTTCCCATATGTGGTTTAGGTGCTATGGCACCCAGTATAGTAGAGAACTGTAATACCTCTTTTGATTTATCTCTCAATCCACTACTACGCATCATAATCTGTTTCGGAACTGCATCGGATAATAATTCTTTATTTGCAATTGCAATTAAGTCTGATAGTCTTTTGCTATACTTTGAAATGTCTCGGATGTAAAATCCTATCAACTCTCCATCGGAATAGAATAAACTATCTTCAGTTACGTTAGGCTCTATGTACTCACATATGTCCCCAATCTTTCTACTGTGTTCAACTTGCTCTAAATCAATTCGTTTCATACGCTTTCTTTACCTCTTTAAGTTTATCTATAAGTAACCCTCCTATGTATATTTTTCGTTCTTTAAAACGCTTCTCTAACTCTTGTGCTTTTTCGTAATCGCCATTTATTTTTATATGGACTGACTTTTTAATGTTGTCGTGCAAAGCATCAATCTCATCTGATATGTCATCGTAAAGCAAAGCAGAATAATCTATAATCTCTTTTCCTAGCCAATCACTTACCAGCGTAGTATCAAAGTTGTCTCCTAAAATCTGCTCGTCCCATTCTCCATAAGAAATATTGTCCTTAACCATCAACTCTTTTTTCTCATCATCGGTCAAATCTAATATCTGCTTTACGTAAACTTCAGTATAACCTAAATCCATACACGCTCGGTAACGCATATTACCAGCCAATATATTAAAATCCTCATCTACAATCAATGGTCGAACCAATAACATATCTGGCATTTCTATTAAAGACTTCTTTAAACTTTCATACTTGAATGTGTCAATTACTCTCGGATTGTATTCTGTATTCTTTAATTTACCAATTTCTATTTTAAATGTTTCCATCTTCTGATATAAGTTTTTCGATTAATAATGCTCCTATGTCTGCTCCCTTTTCTGTAAGCGTTTTGATTAAATCAAATGCAACTGGATAATCAAGTATGTTGAACTCTACTACCATTACTGCTCTCTTTTTAAACAACTCACTATTTGCTTCTATAATATCTTCCTCTTCATCATTATTTTCAAACTCATAGTCATTATACTCTTCAATCGCTTCTTGTGGTTGCCATACGTTTAATCCAAATCTTTTCAAATCTGTCTCATCAAAAGAATTTGCGAGTATATCCCAATCCCAGTTTCCGTAGTTAGCATTGTCTTTTATTACAAACTCTTTTTTCTCGATGTCTGATAATCCTTTCCACATTACAACATCAGTAATCTTGAACTTTAAATCTTTCAACGCTTTTAATCTCATATTGCCACCCAGCACAATACAATCTTCATCTACTACAATCTCTCTCAATGAAAGCATCTGTGGTAAATCTTGAATACTTCTCTTTAAATCCTCAAACTTTTTGTCTCTAATAAAACGTGGGTTCAAAGGATTTTGCTTTATATCCTTAATCGGAAATCCTTTTAAATTAATTACTTCTTTCATATTGTACTATTTACACATTCGTTAATTTCTATTAATCTATCTTCACTCTCTATTCTTTTTATCTTTTCAAGTATATGTGCCTTGATACTTGTCCTTGATAAAATTTTGTCTCTCAATTCGTTTATATCCTTTCGTCTGTTTCTAACTTCATCGAATATACGAACCGAATGCAAAACACTACAATGGTCATATTTTTTACCCTTTGCCCTTAAACTATCCCTTACTTGGTATAACGTATAATTTAATTCTTTGTGCAGTATATAGCAATAAATAGATCGTGCATCGACTAATTCTAATCTCCTTGAATTATCGTACAAGTTTAAATTCAACTCACTATTAATCTCTTCTGCTATACTTTCTTCTCTTGTCATTCCGTTTTTAATTTTAATAATTGATAACACTCCAAAAACTTCTCTCGTGCCTTATTTCGATATATCTTTTTAAATAGACTGAAAGTTACCTTTAGATATGAAAAGGTGCTTAAACAGTCTTTAAATGCCTTTCTGCAATATGCTTCCCCATATCCTTTACAATAGTTTACATTGTCAGCACTATCCCCAGCAATCATCTGTGTCCAGAAATTACGCTTTGCTTCTTCTTCTGATATATCGTAAAAGCATTGTTTTTTATAATGGTAGTCGTAAATCAAACAAGGGAATTGTTTGTAGTCTTTATCGATTGATACTATTAGAACCTCGTCTCTGCCAAATGTGGTAGTTAAAGTTTTCCAATACGTTGCAACTACGTCATCTGTTTCAACTCCTTCTCCAGCAATAGCATCGTATTTTTCCTTTACATACTTTTGAAGTTCGTTTAGCAAAGGTGGTCTGTCGCTATCTTTACGATTTGCTTTATAAGTTTTTGAAATCTGTTTTCTAAAGT